TTAGAAGTTAAATTTTACGATGAATACCAATGTGGGGTAATTCCAACAAGGTTTAATTATAGGATAGATGATTTTGATTCAGATATGAATTTTATTATAAGTAGTTCTATTGTGACAACAGCTGATAAATATAACATCTTGATTCCATGGCAGTATAATATAATACTGGATTCACATCGGGAGTTTGAATATCGTATTGTTACTCTCGAATGGTATTATGGTACTCCAGAAAAAAAGTCAACTGAGCAATATACCTATAAGGTTAAGAACTTATTTAAGATTGCTGGTTATCATATATAAGGGAGATAGTTAAATGGATAAGTATTATTTAGAAAAACTGTTAGAAGGTAAACAAGCTCTTGACTTATTTGAGGATAGTTCTTTCTTTAGTATTCTTTTTGATAAAGTTGAGAATCTGTTACAAGCACTTAATAATGAATTTAAGCAGATAAGGCAATCAAGGCTAAATACTGATAATTCTCAAATTAAGCAAATTATGAATTTACATAATCGTGTTATAATTGATTTTAAAAATTCTCTTCCGATAATTACAAATTTAAAACGTATAGCTAGACTGCCTTATGATTACGAATTCTCACAGATTTCTGTACCCCCAGAGCTTATAAAACCAGAAGAAAACCCCATCATTAAAAAACCTATAACAATTATATGGGATAACAAATATTATACCAAAGCATGTTCTATAGTAACAGGTATTAAATCCAATCTCCAAGATTTGAAAGAAAAGCTGATAAAAGGTGGGCATGATCTGGTACTTAGCACAGTGGAACAGCTTATAAAATTTATAATAGATGCAGAAGGTACTCTAAATTCCCTTTCTCATTTAAAACCTATTATTGGTGGTACATCTCAAAGTATTCACTTTGCTTAAGGAGAATCTTTCTCAACACGTTTTCACGTTTTGAGGTTGCAAATCCGTCAGATGTTGTAAATGTATTTAGTCTTTTATATGCTAAGATTGACACATCAGAAAAATTCTAACAATTTACATCAAATATCAAAGTGAAGACATTTGCTAATAACTGTATAGATTGGATGAAAAAGTTATAGCAGTTATGTGTTATCCTTGTAACGCAACTTAATGTTGCAGTATCAAATACATGATCATTTACTGCAGGTGAAACTAAGAATTATTTTGCCAATTAGGAAAGATTTTTTGATCAAAACGGTTGTTATTTGGAAGTAGCTGAAAGGTTAGCCTAAAAGGAGACAAGAAATGTTGTTGGAAAGCGGTCAAATAGTCAAGAAGAAAATAACTCTGTACAAAAGTGACAACGACTTCATGAATGGTTACATTAAAACGCTCAAGAAACCCGTTGCAGAGTTCATCTCAGACTTAATCCAGTCTGAGGGATATAGGATCGATATTGAAGATGTTTATCCTGAAAGGGTTGAAAAGGTTGTAATAAGGACGGAGGAAGTTGATTTAAGATCGTTCTATAAGCTGGAATACACGATGGATCACGCTCTCAATGTGTTTACCCCGATGGAAAGAGTAATTGCGAAACTTATAAAAGGACTTCAGCATATGACCTATGATTCACTGACCTATCTTATTTCGAATTTTGAGAATGAACTGAAGAATCTTGATAACTTCGTGGGTACGTTTTTGGATGCTGATATCAAAGAGGATCTTATAAAGATCGCCAGACGTGTGAGAGCTAGAGTTGTTGAGTACCAGAAATTCAAGGTGTTGATAATGAAAAAATATGGTGTCAAGGAGATAGTCTTGGCAGAAAAGATTCCAGATGGGACCCTTGAGACCAATTTGATAGACTTCTCTGCTTACAGGATATTATTAAACCCTAGACCCTAAAGAGGGTCTAGGTTCCTCATTGAACTTCCTTTTTATTATTATTGAATTCTCTATTACCTTATCTTATTCTAGAAAAATTTTTTATAATTAAGGAGCTTCAAATGAAAAACTATAAATTATTGAGAAAAGTTCTTGAGGGAACTGATGTAAGTACTATTTTTGAGGTAACTGAGGATAATTGGATTGCTCCTGTGTTAACTTATCTTAATAGACTTGAAAAGGAGTTATCTCCAGAAGAGAAAAATGTTATTGCTGAAAAAATAACATTTGCTAAAAAAATAGCACAAGAGTTATTCTACGTTGGTATTAATTCAAGAATACTTGGTGATACTACTGGAAGAGAAATAACCGTGAACATGATCTATGGTACAAACCCTACCGATCCTTTAGTTACCTTACCAATTCTTTCGATAAGAATAAAGAAAGGCTTGCATATAGTTTTAGATAGGTTAAAACAGGCTGGTGTAGGTGGTCAACTGATAAGGAACGTTGATACATTAAAGCAGTATATTGGTATGTTGTACCATCAATTAATCTCACCACCTGAAGGTGCTTAATGAACAGAAGAAAAGTCTTACATTTGTCTAAGACAGCAGTTGCGGGTGCAGCTGGCCTTGCTTCTAGGGTAATTGATAAATACTCCCATTGGGAGAGTGATGTTTATGTGGAAAAGAAAATCATGACTGTTGGTGATTTTTCTTGTGATTACGAAAATCTAGTGTTATCAGAAGATCTTCAAACCTACATTGACAATGCTGACATAATACATTTTCATAACTGGGGGCCGGAAGATTTTCCTCAACTTAAGTTTGAAAATAAGAAATTTATTATCCAGTTGCATTCTGAACCACAAGCCAAGCAAATTCTATACAAGAATCATTACAAGGATTGTGTAACTCTAGCACAAAAACATACTTTGTTGTACAAAACTCTTCCTGCCCTACCTAATCTTATTCCTCTATACGAGGAAGTTTACACTCCAAGTTTTAATTTGGACAATATTGTAAGGGTAGTTTATAGTCCAACGTCTAAAGTCTCCTTTCCCAACTATGTAAATACTTGTGCAGGGAAAGGTTATAATGAAACTATAAAGATACTTGACAGAATAAAGAGTATATTCAAAGATAGGATTGAGATCAATATTCTCAGTGGGATCCCAAAGTGTGAAGTGCTTGCTATAAAGAGAAAAGCTGACATTGTTATTGATGAGTGTGTGACTGGTGGTTATCATTTAAGTTCTCTTGAGGCATTATCTATGGGTTGTGTTACCATAGCAAATCTTAAACAGGATATGTTGGAGGTGATAAGTCAGCTTACCTCTTCCCCTATTAAGGAAATTCCTTGGGTGAACTGTTCCATTCCATCCTTAGAGATAGCTATTATTGAATATATAAATTTAAGGCTTTTTCATAAGGAGAGATTCCTTGATCTTAGAAGAAAGATTAGAGAATGGATGGAGAAGTATTGGAGTCCATCAATTATGGCGAAGAAATTTACTGATTTGTATGAAGAAAAACTGGGTATTAAAGATGATCCATGGAGAGGTTTATCATTTTCCTCAGATATATTTAAGGTTCGTAGTATACGCTCAGTGATTTATAATGGTTATACTGTTAAAGAAAAGGATAAAGAGGTTTTTATTGAGACCTTCCATAATATTTATAAAGGGCGACCAATACTTATAATGGGTAATGGGCCATCAGCAGTTAAGTTTAATACTAACAAATTTGTGAAGAAGTATAATCCTATACTTTTTAACTGCAATTTTTACTTTAAGGGATTTAAGAAAAAACCACATTATTGGTTTTGTATTGATTCTACTTGTCTTAAGGAAGCAATTATTGATGTACCTAAAGATATTAACATATTCATAAATACTCCAACACAGTTTATTGAAATGTCAAACCCAAGAACTTTTATTTCAAATGCGAGACATGTTATTAATGAATCATTTAAATTTGCACCTTACGAGATTGAAAGGCCTTATACTGTTGCTCTTTTAATGACTTTGCTTTCACTTTACATGGGTGGAAGCCCAATATTTATTATCGGTGTTGATTTACCAACTGAGAAAGGTGCTAACAATTATTTATATTCCGAGAAGTTTCCTGAGCATAATAGTAAATTTAGGGATTTTTCGAATAACTTTTTCCATATTAGAAGAGAGTTTAAGTTACTTAAACAAGAGGCTGAGATTAGAGGTATTAAAATATACAATTTGGATCCTAAGTCTGAAAACTTGGATATGTTTGAGGTATTTTCATTAATATGAATCCAGCTTTTTTGTTAGGTAATGGCAAGTCTAGAGAGACCCTCAACGTTTGTTTTTTCAAAAAATATGGAATGGTCTACGGATGTAATGCAATTTATAGAGAGCACTTTGTCGATGTCCTTTTTGCAGGTGATACTCCTATGATTATTGAAATTCTTAACAAAAAGTATAAGGGTGAATTTATTTATAGAGTTCCTGATCAGCATCTTTTTAGATCTGTTGAAGGAAAGTTGTATAGTGATTATGGTTACGCAACTGGGCCAACTGCCCTTAAAATATTATGCTACAGGTTGGCAAACACTATTACTGATGTTTTTCTCATTGGATTTGATTTATATGGATTACCTGATGGAAAGGTAAACAATATATATGCAGGGACAGAAAATTATGCAAGTCGTAGTTCCCAGGCTATCCCTCATAGTAATTGGACTAATCAACTTTGGAATATCTTTTGTGAGTATGATAATATAACTTTCCATCGAGTTGGTAATACAAAAGATACTATGCCTGAAAAATGGAAAAAGTTACAAAATATAAAATTTATATCAGTTGAAGATATGGGAGATATGTTAACAAATTGTCTTATTATAAGGGAAGAGTATAAAGATGAAGGATTTACCAAGCCTTGGTAATGGTAATTATTTTATTATAGAAGAAGAAAAAGAAAATTACTTTCTGGTTGAGAAAGAACTTTTTAGGAAGGGTGACTGTATAGACTTCCCTCTTTATTTAAAGGATAAAACTGGAATTAACCAAGTCTTTGATTTTTGTGATATTTGTATTGTTGAAAAGAATGTTTCTTGGTTCCATGATGAAATTGTTATTCGGATATCTAATTTACCATTATATGAAGAATTTATTAAAGGTAAGAAAGAAAAATACCCTCATTTAATAGCAAAAGAGCATCTTAGACTTGCTATAAGGAGAATGTTCTTTAATTACGAATGCTTTAATTATCTTGATTCTCTTCAGATAACAACTAAGGAAATGGTTGATATAATATTAAATGATACTGCAGCATTTTCACATTTACTCTCTAGAAACAAATTTGATTACTGTACATATAATCACTGTGTTGAGGTTGCGATATTCTCAGTTTTTATTGCCATAAGTGTTGGTATAGATAATCCTGATGAGCTGAGTGATATATGCCTTGGTGGTGTTCTTCATGATCTTGGTAAGATATTTATTCAACAAAGTATTCTAAACAAACCAGGTAAGGTTACTAATGAGGAATTTCAGGAGATAAAGAAGCACACAACTTATGGAGAAGTTTTACTTTCTTCTTATGGACTCCCTAATAAGATTGTTAAATTTGCCTTTGAACATCATGAGAGAATTGATGGTAATGGTTATCCAAATAATCTGTGTAAAGAAGAACTTTTTGTCAATAGTAGAATAATAGCGATAGCCGACGTATTCGACGCTTTAACTACTCATCGTCCGTACAGAAATAATTTATCTGTAACCGAATCTCTTGAGATAATGAATATTGATAGAGGTCATTTTGATTCATGTTTATTCAAGAGTTTTATCAAGCATTTGTTTGAAGTGATAAGTGTTCAGAACAAGTTAAAAGAAAATGAATTACTATGTTGTGATAACTAAATAAGACTAATTCTCAGTTTTATTTAACTTTTTGGTTGACAAGTCACTTGTCACCATATGAGTATCTTATGGTATCTACTAAATTAATGGAGGGTATATGTTTATTTATAAGATGAAGGATGGGAAACAAGGTCAGATTGAAGGGAGGATTGTTATTCCTGTTGATGGGTTCAGATCTCCTGATGCAGTTCTTTTTCTTGAAAAGTACGTTGATGCAGGTATCTTATGCAAGACAGTTGTAGTTGCACCTGTTTCAAAACCTATTCCAGTAGTTGAAACGTCAAAACCAGCTCTTGTGGTCGAGACTCTTAAAGTGGAAGTACCAGTAGTTGAAACTATTAAGGAAGTTGTAGCAGAGACTCCTAAAGAAATTTTTAGGGGAAGAAGACAAAAACAAGAAGATATAGAATCGCTTAACCATACGTAAAAGATCATGAATATCATGAATATCATGAATTAGGATGGTATAGAACAATTAATAAAGCGAAATTTATAATAGAACAGTCGTTGCTGTTTCTTGGGCATCCAATTTTTGAATCAGAATTGAATGTCAAGGATATTTATGACTGTGAAACTAAAAAATCTGGTGTTTATTTGAGGGGTGCAATGCTTGAGTATTATAAGCAAGCACCTTATCAAGTTAGAGATGTTACTGGATTTAATGCTGTTGGTACTAACTACATACAAGTTAAGAATTGGGTAGATAATATTGCGGGTATGGCATCGTTAGATAATACTGATGACATTTTCTTCATTGGTGTTTTGAACATGCAGTTTGAAGAACTAGATGAGATTAATGTTCTTCTTGGTGTTAATCAATTTTTGATAAACTCTGTTTCAACTGAGACATATTTCGATATGCTTCAGAGAAGAACAATGTTTGACTTATTTTCTGGTGATCCATATTATGAAATTGATTCTGTTCTTGGTATTGTAAGAATCTCAGCTGGTATGGCTGGTACCATGACAACAACGTTAGGGTTTGGATTTCTTATCCCTGATTTTATCCCTGAAACTCATCTTGGCCTAGTTTCAAAGATGGTTGCACTGAAGTTTTGTGAAGCCGTCCTTGCCGAGAGAACTACTGGTAATATTGGTGGGGATGTTCGACTTGAGTCTGACTATATTAACACAAGGATAACTGACTTAAGAGAAGAGGTTAATAAAGCTCTGAATGATATTCAGCCGACAATTTTTATGTGGGGATAGTATGGAATTAATAACTTTAGATGTGCGTGGTCTACGATGTACAGGGCCAACAGGTACAATACTAAAAGAGATTCAAAGTAAGAATTTACAACCAGGGACAAAATTGAGGGTGATCGCTGACTGTCCTATGTTTCCTATGAATGTCGAAAAATGGTGTAAAGTGACCAAGAGAGATATCTTATGGGAAAGTAAAGATGAGAAGGATAAAATCTGTATAATTTCAATATAGGAGATAATTTACGATGAAAGGCCAACTTGGGAAGTTAATTGAGGATGCTGAAAATAACAGCGTAGAGAGAGTAGGCAATATTTCAAAAATATTAAGCAAGCATTTTCCACAGATGAATAATAGTACTAACAATCAGTTAAGTGAAGTATTGCTCTCAGTACTCAATTTTGATCAAGGTCTTGCAAAACTTGAGAAGTCCTTAGGAGATATTAAAGCCTACTTAAAGGAGTAGGGATGAGTGAAGACATTATCAATAAAATTGGCAAAGTTTTAGCTAAGTTGTATAGTGGTGAGTTTGATAAAGAAATATACCTGGAATTAACTGGATTAGTCAATACTCTTAATATTGAAAAATCTAAAGATCTCGAGGATGTTGTAAATCACATTAAGGGGATTCTACTGGGGATACGAAAATTTGGGTTTGAACAGGGTACCAATATAAAAGAGCAGCTTCAGCTGATCTGTAGGTATCTCATAAAGTATAGTTCCGTTACTTTATCTTTAAGGAGACAAAAGGAAGATGAGCAGATTTCTAAAACACATACTGGAAAATGATGTTAGTGCTATCTTTGGTGAGGGTAACCAGAGTTGTAAGTGGGCTGCTATACAGAAAAATATTGCAAAGAAAAAGAAAAAGAAACTAAAGAAGAAGACTGAAGATAGTGTTGAGACTTTATCAGAGTCTGATATTTGTGAAAACTATAAGAATATGCTTTGTATTATTGGTTGCACAAGTAGTAACTTCCAAGTAAGTAAAAATGATACTTGTCCTTATCATGGTAAACCTGTTCGACAGAGGAACGGTAGTGTAATCAAAGGTAAAGATGTTTGCTCCTGTTATGTTGGTGGTATGACTCCTAAGAAAGAGTTTACTAATTCAGCTGGAGTGGGTAATGGTGGTATTAATACTGACACCTCTTCAGGTCTTTCTGATATAATGAGCAATCAAGGAACCAGGATTACCAACATGGAAAGAATAAGGAAGTGTCCTGAGAAAGGTTGTGGGGCTGTAATAAAACCCTGGGAAACGAGATGTGGGAAGTGTAAGAGGATGATGGGTTAGTGAATGCCCTCTTCAATAAGCTGAAGAAGTTTTTCCCTAAGCTCCCTGAAGATGTTCTTAGGAGAAGATTTAAAAAGGTATTGGCTGTATGTCTTTCTGATAAGCTGGATGGTGAATTACTTATTAAGAATATAATTGGTATGATGCGAGGTAATATTTAGCAATGAATATTTTTGAAGTTCTTAATAATACAACCTTAGGTGGGTTCAAATTTGTTGAAGGTGAATATATTATAGTTTACAAGGAAAATGATAACTCACCTGATGTTGCTATTCTTTTTGAACATTATCCTGAAATCGTTATATCTGAGGAGGAGTTTGTTGACAGATTTCTTTCCTCAGATGTATTTGAAGAGATAGAAGAGAAGGAGTTCTTACTTGCTCTTGAAATTGATTATGAGGAGATAGTTAATAGACCCACTGTTGAACAACTTCTTGATGGTGTTAACTGGAAGTTAGCTGTTACTGAAGCAATTAACAGAATGCAATATAGAAAACTTATTTTAGCTCGCAAGAGAAGAGCAAGGAAAGTCTATAAGATTTCTGCAGCAAGAAGAATAACGTTAGGAAGAAACCTTATGAAGGCCAGAAAGAAATTTAGAAGTTCAATCTTTTCCAGAAGAAAAGCTAAATTAACTAAAAAATATCGACATAGACAGGGGTGGTATTAATATTATGGCCATAAAATTACGACAGTTAATCGAGAACACTCGTAGAGTATTTCCAAATACTTACAGGGATGCTGATATTTTGGCTAATAAGGTAAGACTCTCTAGGGCTGATTATTTTGTTGGTACTAAAACTATGTTTTATAGTGGTGCTGTAATAAGTTCTGAAGGAGTTGGTGCATACACTATTCAGATAAGATTTAGTCCTGTCGAAGATCAGAACATGGTTGAGTCTGGAGCAGTTAATGCCAGAGTAAGATGTTCCTGTCCTGCATTTCAATTTTATATCCAATATCCACTGCATTCAAATCAATGCTTAGAAGGCAATCCTGGTCGATATGCAAGTGTCCCAGCTAAGATAAAAAACCCAAGTAATATACCAGGGTTGTGCAAGCATTTATTAGGTGCAATGCTCCTATTACATAGGGGTGGCCGGTTGCATGTTTAATGATTGATATCTATAGAGTTCTTAAAGATATTAGTGTTATCCACTATAATATATTAATTCTTAATCATGGTATTGATATGTTATTGAAACGAGAAGTTGATAAGGATAACTTTTACATGGATAACCAAATTTTTGCTGAGCCTATCGCGATAAAAGGTCTTATAGTTTGGGAAGACAAATTTCTTGATATTACAACTGCTGGTGAAATAATGCAAACTTATACACCAGCTATCACTATTATTATTGGTACTTCCTACATTGTTCCAAAAACTGGTGATTTTGTGGAGATATCTTTCCATGTAGCTGCGGGTGAAGATAAGTTGATTTATCAATATGGTGTTAACAGTCCTCAGATAAAGAGATGGGGCGATGGTCAGTTCATTACTAAATTTACTGCAACTCCTACTACAAGTAGAAGTACTGGTAAGCTTATTAGAGGAGCTAATCTACTACCTATCACTGTCTGTGAATAATATGAAAGATGAGATTACAATAAGTGGTAAAAAAAGTTGGAATAAATCCAAGTTTGAGGCATTACTTAAAAAGAAAATTGCAGAGGGTATTAAAAAAATTGAAAGAAAGATGGAAACATCTATAATTGAGAAAAATCTTGATTTTCTTAAGGATAAATATATTGCTCCTATGGTAGAGGAAGTTGTTAAAAAGTTCCCCCACTCCAAACAGATATTTGAGGATCTTAGTATTGAAAAGAATGGTAAAGCCAGTATCGTTATAAAGCCAGTAAATGTAGCAGAAGCTAAAAGAAGAGAATTCGGTAGCATCACTAAGAAACCAATTCCTGTATTTAAATCGATAAGGAGCAAGTTCGAAAAATAACATGTCAGAACATCTACTACTAAGTGAAACTGATTTTATTAAGGGTTATGATCAGGCAGTTACTAAATATGCCCAGGAGTTATTTACTGATTGTGAAGTAATATTTGTTCCGCAGACTCGTACAATTCAGTTTGCGTTTACTAAGGCTCTGCAGAGTGTTAATCCTAGTGTAGAGAAAACTGATTATGTGTTTGTGCAAAGGCTAAATTACATGGAATTTGATGCTTCGAGAAGAATACGTGGGGTTGGAAAATATAGTTACAGAACGTGGTGTTATCCTAACCAGGATACTATGGATGAAGTTATTTCGACTGAACCATATCTCCCTGTAAATATAATGTATCAGATAGACGTATTTATAGAAAATGGTAATATGAGTAAAATTAATAATTACATGTATCGTTCGTATATTTCAAAACCTTCTGGTGATTATGTGTACCTCACAATTTTATTTGAAGATACTCTTCATCCTGGTCTTAGTCGTGTAGCCTTTAAATTTGATGGAATTACTCAAGGTGAAGTTTATGAAACTGACCCGGAGGCCTTTCGTACTAAGATTAGATATACTGAATCGTTAACTGCACAGGCGTGGTTACCAAGAAAATCAGTTAAGAATCCAACCTTCAAGCAATTTGTTGAGCTTGATGATGTAACAACTTTAAAATAGAAGGAGGATGTTATGCCATCCCCAAAGATAATAGTAAGAGAGTTTGACTTTAGTCAATACCTTCAACCACTGGTGGACTTTTCTATTGGTGTTGTTGGTGTTGCTTCTAGAGGGCCAATCAATAAGAAAACCTTGATAACATCAATTGATCAGTTAATTCAATTCTTTGGTCCTCCAAGTGTTCCTGATCAGTATCCCGCAATACTTGGTCTTTACCAGTACTTAAAACTAGGAAGGCTTGTGTGGTTTGTGCGTGTTGCTGGCATTACAGCTGCAACTGCAACTGTTTCTGTACCTGCTTCCGATTCATCTGTTTCAATGACAATTTCTGGTATTGAAGTTGGTACATACTTTAATCAGTATAGAGTTGATATTACTGATGCTGGTTCAGGCAAGTATAATTTGTATATTATTAATACAACTACCCATAAGATAATGGAATCTTGGAAGGGTGTTGATAATACCATTGTGGTAAGTACTATTAATAACAACAGCAAGTACATTTCTATTGAGCTTGGTACAGCAATCCCTGTATTTGGTTCTTATAGATTATCTGGTGGTAATGACGGGTTAACTAACCCAGATTACATTGGTGAAACTCTTGATGGTGTGAGAACTGGTCTCCAGATTTTTAGACCTGCAGAAGAAACTGACATATGGGCACTTTGTGTTCCTGGTAACATAGCTGAGGAAGTTCAAACTGAGCTTATTGACATTGTTTCAACTAGAAAAGATTGTGTAACTTTCCTTGATACCCCCTATGGTATTGGTGTTCAGAATGCTGTCGACTTCGCTAATGGTGAAGGTGATTATGTTGGTAGAGTAATTCTCCAGTCCTCTTATGCAACTGCTGAGTTTGGTTGGTCACGTGTTTATAATCCCTACACTGATAAAAGCGAATATATTCCTCCTTGTATTGGTAGATTATATGCTGCTACTATGACTGTGCAAGATTACCAGATTTGGTTTGCTATGGCAGGTGCTCGCCGTGGTAGGCTTGATTGGTCAATGGGTGTTGAATACAATGCTGATGAGGGTGAAAGAGATTACATGTATGCAGTTGGTTCAAACGCTATTAATCCAACTATTGACTATCCTGGTTATGGTACAATGATATTTGGTCAGAAGACTCTTGCAAGAAGTGTCTCTCATCTTGATGAGTTGAACGTTAGATTTCTTCTTATCTATATAAGAAGGGGTATGAAGAAACTTGCTATTCCGTTATTGATGGAGCCTAATGATGAATTCCTTTGGAATGAATTTCTCTATATTGTTAGGCCATTCCTTGTGAATGTTCAGAATCGTCAGGGATTAAATGACTTCTTGGCAGTTTGTGATAAATCAACTAATCCTGATCAAAATACAACTATGTATGCTAAACTTCTCCTTAAACCTACTTCTGCAGCTGAAGTTATTGTTATTGATATGAATATTCTTAGAAATGATGCGAATTTCAATGAGTATGTTGGTACTGGTGCTGAGATAGAGCAATTTAGCTAACAAATATAATAATAATACTCTGCTGGCTAATGTCACCAGCAGAGTCGGAGGGCGTTATGGCAAATAGCAAATGGCTTACAAGTAGATCAATGATTAACTGGGAAGTTAATAGGCAGAACATGGGGTACATGGGTATTACTGGTATAAGTGCTGATGAAAATTTCTCCCACTCTGTCCAAAGTTTTTCTTTACCCAACATAACTAATGATATCATTGAAATTCCTTATGGTAATGACAAAGTACATATCTCTGGTAGAGTTACGTTTGAACCACTCGCTATAGTAATGATTGATTTTATTGATCACCCTACTGCTAGAATATTGAAAGATTGGAAAGATAAAGTTTATGGATTTAAGAATGCAAGTCTTGGTAGACCTAATGATTACAAATGTGCTGGTTATTTAGTTCAAGTTGACCCTAAAACTGGCGAAGATCTTAGAAAATGGGATTTTTTTGGTGCATGGCCTTCAGCTCTTCAATTTGGTAACATAGATCAGACTGGTGGTGAAAAAATAACTATATCTCTAACTCTTTCTGTTGACTTTATAGAACCAGTTTTTTTTAAATAAAACTAGAATAAAATAGTTATGAATATTATACTATGCATTAAAATACTGTGAATTCCTGTGGAATTAACACCTTTAGAGAGAATGAAAGAATGTAAGAAATAAACATTAGCTTATTTTATAAGCTAAATAAGTTTTGTAAGATGGAGTTAAACTAACATGGACAAGAAACGTGAGGTGGTGTATCATTTGTTTGTAGGAACTCCTTTAACAAAAGATGGTAGAAAAATTCAATCTCTCCTCTATTATATTTTTGATGTTGGTCGCCTAGGATTTGGATCTGATATGAAAGAAGAGAGTTTTGTTAAGTGTTTCAAAAATGAAGTATCCCATATTATGAGGGACCTCATTTCGAAATATGTTAATACTGACGTTATTGAAGGAACTGATCAAGATATTGACAATGTAGCTCTTATGTTAATGATTAAGGAAGCTCTAATAAAAAGAATTCACGAGTTAGTCACATATATTTTTACTGAAGAAGAAAAGAGAATGTATATATTGAAACGTATTGAAGAGTATACAAATAGTTTGGTTTCTCTTGTGAGAAACAACGAAATTGTAGTTAAATAGTAGATAAAAGTCTACTATTAGTGAGGAGAGAAAGCAATGGATTCGAAGAAGATAGAAGGAACTGTTGAGAAGGTGGGTGGTCATAGGGGAAGAGGTGCTTCTGATACCTCTACAACCCCTCCAACTGAAATCGAACTTACTCCAGCTGAGATAGTGGATAGTATCGAGGGTCTAGGTAATAGTCTCAAAACGTCTTTAAAAAGTGAGTTTATAATAGAAGTTAAATTACCGACTCTAGGAAAGGCACATACTTTTGGGGACACTATAAATCTCCGGCCAATGAAGACTACAGAAGAGAAGTATTTCTCAACTATGGCTGGTAAAGCCAATGCACATAAGATTATATCCCAGCTTATAAAATCATGTTCTGATATCCCCATTGATCCAATAGATCTAATTATAGATGATAGATTATATATACTATTTAAATTACGTTCTATAACTTATGGTAACATCTACAATATTGATATTGCTTGTAGTGCATGTGAGACAAAGTACACCTATAATTACAATATTGACTCATCTGAAATTAGATATCTAACAGGTGATCTTAATTTTGAGGCAAATCTCCCAGTAAGTGGTGATAAACTCCTTTTAAGAAGAATTACTGGTAGGGATGAGCTTGCTGTAATGAACTATGAAAAACAAGTTGGGAAAACAAAAAGAGAGATCAAAAGAGGTCCTGACAGTAATGATACTATTGAAGGTGATGATAGCTATATTTACAGACTTGCACTTCAAATTTATAGTGTAAATGGTATAGAGATAAAGGGCAAGGAAAGATTGTCCTATGTCGAAAACTTGTATGGGAAAGATTCTCTTATGATAAGACAATCTATTGACGATAACTCTCTTGGATTAGAATTAAGATTTATTGCAGAATGCCCAAATTGTGGTGCTGACAATGAAACTCTTATGCCTATGACTCCTGAGTTTTTTCGTCCACGGGTATGAGTCTTACCTCGAAGATGTTGTTGACGGAATTCTCCTATCTCCCGGACAAGTTGAAGACCTTGATAAAAAGATTTTTCAACTTGTTTATTATGGGAGATTTTCATTTTCAGACATCCTGGCTATGTACCCTTTAGAAAGAGAATATTACTATAAAATGTTAAGTGACGCAAAAAGGGAAGAGGAGATGGAAGTTAAGAGGGCTAATAAGAAATAATGGCAATTTTTGATAGTTTATCATACGGCTCTGGGAATAATTCTGCAGATGCAGCTTTATCGCTTATCTTGAGTCTTATTCCAGAGGTTAATAAAGTCCAAGGTCAGGCAGCTGTGTCTGATGTTCAGGGATATTTGTCAAAAATACAAAAGGGTGTTTCGTCCTCTTTTAAAACTATGGGGGATGAATCTGATCAACTTGTTTCACGTGTTCTTGGAGCTGTTGGTGCAGGAGGATTGCTTCAGCAGTTATGGAATGGTTCAGGCTCAACTATTTCTAAATGGGGAGTTGTTGCTCTCCCTGCTTTCTTAGCTGGAATTTACTCGCCTTACAAAGAAATGATTGACAAGATGGTATTTGATAATTCTCGTTTCAAAGATAATTATGATGATATGTCTAGTTATATTTTGAAAAAGGGAATTAGGTTTGATACACATGAAATCAATAGTGCTATGAAAATTATTATGAAATCTGGTGCTCCTTCCTTGAATGTTGTTAGACAGTTAACTACTCAAGCTCTTGATCTTACTAAACAATTAGGGTTATCTGCTGAGAGTGCTGCTGGTCTTGTTGGTGAAATGTCTCAGATATGGGGGTTTGATAAAGGTCAAATTGATCATATTGCTACTGCCATCTCTGTTGTTTCTGCAAATAGTACAATGTCTGCTGAAGAAGTTGCGAAATTAAATATGGAATTGTTGAAGACTACAGCTGGTTACAGAGGATTTACTCACTCTACTAAAGAGGCAGCTAAGGCACAAGAAGAAGCACAAGTACAGTTACTTGCAGTTTCTGGTGCGCTGAGTAAACAATTTATAGATTTCAATGTTATAAACAAAGGTCTTAAAGATATCAATGAATCATATAGCTCTGCTGGTATTTCAATGAAGGCATTTGTTAAAACTCAAATGAATCTCTCAGAAAAAGAACTAACTCAATTATTCTGGGATCCTACAAAAGCAGCAGAGGCATCTATGACAGTTGCTACAGCTATGCAGAAACAATTAAGCGATGGTATAGATCAGACAATGAATCATACAAAGGAAGAGCAAAATGAGATAAATCGAAATAATGCTGATAGCATACATATGAATATGATACAACTGGAATCAATGACTGGTATTCATATGGAGTTTGCTGAGGCTATGAGATTGTCAAAGATGAATGCGAAAGAAGCTGAACGAGAAATAAGCAAAATGATGTTAGCTGCTAAAGATACAAAAAGGCTTCAAGATATTCAAAATAAAGCCATGAATGACCTTAAACAATTTATAGATGTTTTAAAGCAAATTGGTTTATCAATTTTTGCTGTTATAGGTGCTAAGATCACTCAGATATTAATGCCAGTACTTAATATATTTGTTTGGGTTATTACAAAATTGGCAGATCTTTTTGGTGGTGTTGATGATGAGATGGAAAATATTGATAATAAGACAAGAGGAATTCAAATGGTCTTTGGTGCTATTGGCAGCGCTATCACAACAGTAGTCTCCTATGCAATATTATTAGGTAGTGCTATGGCGTTTGTTAGTCTTGTTTCAGGAACAGTTCTTAAAAATTTTATAGCTTCAGGTAAGGCTATTTTAGAAAATATAAGGAATGTTGGTCTTTTACAAGCTATTAAAGGTAAGGTTATTGGAGTTGGACAAGTAGGTGGAGAAATATTACAAACTGGAATTGATAAGGTTATGGGGAAAAGTAAATCCCCTGAAGTCACTGTACTTGAAAGAATAGAAAAGGTTTTAATAGACTTAAGGCATCTTTCAGGTGGTGGTAAAAGTAGTATGTTCCAGAAGACTGATGAACATTTTGTAAAAGGGGAAATGGATAAATATAGTAAGTTTAATACTCCTCCTTCTGGTGGTGTTATGGGTGGTATTGTAACCCCAAAAGTTGAGCAGACTGCACATAGATTTGGTGCTATTGGTAGTGTTGTAAGTAATGGTATTGCAATTCCAAAAGTTGAGCAGACTGCACATAGGTTTGGTGCTATTGGTGGACACGTTGGGGGAATTGGTGTTGATGAAAAGTCTCTTAGTAAAATGAAAGATGCCACAAAAATGATGAAAATTCATGGTCAGGAAGTAAAGGAGTCTTTTTGGGCAGCTGGTTTTGCAGCTCAAAGAGGTGGGAAAACTATTGATGGTGTATTTCATTCAAATACAAAAGCTGCTTCACATTCATTTAAAGTTTTAGGTACTGGTCTTAAAGATACAGGGAATAATTTTAAGAAAACTGCTGGTATATTCGGGGAAGGTCTTATTGGTCAGAAAGGTATGACATCCCTTAATAAAAGCGTTGATGTGATTGGCACTGGGTTTACAAAGATTGGTAATACAGCAAAAACAGGTGCAAAAACTGCTGGTGATGCACTGATAAAACTTGGCCCTAAATTTAAAGACATTGGTGGGAAAGTAAAGGAAGGAGCAAGTACGATATCCAAAGCCTTTAATCTTGACCCAGTATGGAAGAAAGTATCTGGTAGTTTTGATAAATTTATGAATACTGGTATGGTAAAATCTGTTGGTAAAGGAGTTAGTTCAGCAATAAAGACTATTGGTGCAGCTATGCCTGGTGTAACAGGTGCAATAACTAAATTTGCTGGTGCAGCCACAGAATCAGTTGCTGGTGTAGTTAACACTGCTATGAGTGGTATTGGTGAAGCTATGGTTGGTAATGTAAGTTTTATAGAAGCTCTTGTCCCAGCGTTGTTTAGTCCTGTTGGTCTAGCCATTGGTGCTGCTATGTTACTTGGTGCTGCTGGAGTGATGAACAACAAAGATGCGTGGATGAAATCCTGGAATGAAGGTGATATAGCTGGAGCTATAGGTGGAGTGATTAAGGGGTTCTTCAAAGGGCTGACCGTTGATCTTTTTGGTTATGCTGTTGCAGCTATGGAATTTATTGTCAAAGCTATTTTTGGTGGTGATAGCGATACTTATAAAGCATTTAAGCAATTTACTGACACTATGATGAGGGTGTTTAATTCAGTTTTTAATATTATATGGAAAGTTATAAAATTAGCATTTGTTCCTTTAAGGATTGCAATAGCAATCCTCGCTGTGCCACTTCAAGCTATCTTCTGGTTATTTGGGAAAGTGTTTGAAGGGATTGCATGGGTATTTGACAAGATAGGTGGTTTTATTGATTCTGTTGTAAAAGCAATAGATGGTTTTATTAGTTTCTTTACTGATGGTATCCAATTACTTGTAGATTTAGTAAAGAGTATATTTACTGGAAACTTCTCAGAAGTTCTTGGTAAAATAGGGGAGCATATTTGGAAAGGCATAAAGGCATTTGGTGGACTCATACTTGATGTTATACTATGGCCTTGGAAAATGGCACTGAAATATATACAACTTGTATTCAGAGTAGATAAATGGATTCTTGGAATGCTTTGGTCAGGTGTTAAATCAATTTTTAGTCTCCTTATGTGGCCATTTAAAATGTGGTGGGCAGCAATGAAACTTATTTTCAGAGTAGATAAATGGATTCTTGGAATGCTTTGGTCAGGTGTTAAATCAATTTGGGCTGTTTTAACATGGCCTTTCCGAAAGGCATGGGAATGGATAACAAGTTTATTTAGTGGTGATAAAAGTATTGGGTTATTGATTCTTGATGGGTTAAAAGCAATTAGTGGTTTTATTATTGATGTTCTATTATGGCCATTTAAAAAGATATGGAACTTTATAGGATCATTGTTTGGTGCTGATAATCTTGGTTCAATGATTGTTGATGGACTTAAGGCTATAGGTGGATTTATTATTGATGTCTTGACTTGGCCTTTCAGGAAGGTATGGGGTTGGATATCTGGTTTATTTGGCAGTGGAGAAGGTAAGGGTATTGGGTTATTGATTCTTGATGGGTTAAAATCAATAGGTAGTTATTTATTTGATGTAATAACAGCACCATTTAAAAAAGCATGGGAATGGATTAAAGGTTTATTTGGTGGTAAAGGTATTGGGTCATTAATTCTTAGTGGATTAGAAAGTGTTGTTGAGGCAGTTGGATCGGTAATTGGTTCTGTTGTAGGTGGATTAGGGACAGCTGTTAGTGCAGTCGGAAATGTTGTTGGATCTATCACTGGGGGTGTTACAGATATTATTGGTTCAGCAGTTTCTGGTGTTTCAAATATGATTAGTAGTGATAAAGAAAAAATAACAAATTCAACTGATCTTACTAACTCAGGTAAGTCTGCTGCAACTGATCTTACTAATACTAGACAAATCAACCCAAAGGAAAATTTAGCTTCTACAGCAGAAAGTCAAGGCATTACAGGTACTACTGAAACTAAAAGATCTAAAGAACCTCTTGTTGATATTGATCCTATAGTTAAAGCACTTTACGAGTTGATCAATATAGTAAGAGGTGGGCAGATTAAGTCAAGACTTAGTAACAATGATATGATAACGGATGGATATTTATAATGGGAGCTTCAAGTTTTTCTAGTAGACAAAACTCAGGTATGGGGATGATCTTAGATGTTGATAGCCCAAGTACCCCTGGTATTTATATAAATGTAGAAAACGATAGTATAACAGATTCAAAAGATGCAACCTGGTCACCTACTACTCCAATGTCACGTTCAGCTCCATTGTTAGGTTATGATCATTCTGGGTCAAGAAATGTTGGTTTCTCTTGCGTTATTGCTGCACACGATGGTGATGCTATAAAGGTAAAGAAAAATATTCAATTTCTAAAATCGTTTGTTTACCCAGATTACAGTGGTGAATTTATTCGCCCACCTCATAGGATATACTTTTCTTATGGACCAAGTGTAAGCATAATCGGGGTTGTCCCAAGTGTAAATGTTACATGGCACACTATGAAGGATAATAGTGGTTATTGTATTGTTGCAAAAGTTTCTATGTCAATTACAGAAATTAGAGATACTAATATATTAGATTATCTTGATGCAAGAATTGATGACGGAAACTATAGTATAAAAGGATTTGTAAATTATTAGGGGGTAAGTATGAGTATAACCAGAATAACTAATGATTTTGCTACACAATTATTTGATGAAACAAATAGATCGTCTTGTACAAATATTTATAGAGATGATTCTGGAACAGTATTTTTAGGCTTTGCTGAATATCCTGAAATTACTCAAGATTCCATGCAGGAATATATTACTAGACCTGTAGACTATTTAAGGTTCGATCTAATATCAGACTTATACTTCAATAACCCATATTTATGGTGGTTTATTTTACACTATAATAATATTACAAACCCATATGATATTGAAGATTTTGCAGCTTTGGAAATCCCAACTCAAACAGTTTACAATGCATTCATAAAATTAGGATCACATTAATGAGTCTGTTTAATAAAGGTAGCTCATATGTTCCGCAACCTTATTTAGCATTTGTTAAATTTAAACTAGATGGTGTAGAACACCCATCAATTCCCCCAGATAATATCTTAAGTTTTTCTTGTGAAACAAAACAAAACGCTCTGGGAAAAATGACACTAAGCTTATTTGATAGAAAATTTATACCTTTGGAATCTCAAATAAGGCAGTCTGGTAAAAATGGTTTTAGTGTACAATGGGGTTATGTTCAAGGAGTTGAGAGTGCTTGGTTTGATTGTGGTATCTCAGAAATAGTTCCAACATATACTTCCGGTGGAGTTACATTAGAAATACAAGGTACAGGTAAGGAAGCAATAAATTCCCACGATAGATTCTTCCCTGGAACAACAAGTGTGGAAACTCATGGAAAGACTATTGGAGAAATTGTCAAAGCTATTGCTGATTTTAATGGTTGGAAATTGGATATTGAACCTCCGAAATCTGTTATGCAACATGACAGTAATAAGGATACCCATGAAACTCCTATTACTTTTCTAAAGAAAAATAATCAAACAGATTGGCAATTTCTTTTGGAATTAGCAGACTATGCAAGAGCTGAAAGAGGATCTGCTGGTTATGTTGTTTTTGTTGATCAAAATACTAAACCCTACACCCTACATTTTCATCCCCCAAAAACGCGTAATACTATTAAGAGATCGTTTCAGATTAACTGTGATAAGAATACAGAAGTTCTCTCTATTAGCCCTCAAGTAAAGCTAATGATGGGATTGAAGATGGGGCAGGCAGGATCAAATATAGTTGGGCTTGATCCTGTAACGAAAGAGGAATTTGATGTATTAAAGAATCATTACAATACTCCTGAAAAGGAAATAAGTGGTGACGGGGCATTAGCAACTGACCCTGCAACATCTGCTCGAAGAAGAGAAGTACAAGTTGTTCATTCTAGAGCTTTAGCAACAACTATAGCTAACCAAGAGTATTATACCCAATCAAAATCGACTTTTGTAATAGATATGGATATTCAAGGAGACCCTTCCTTGAATGTTGGTGACCGTGTTGATGTGTATTTCTATTCTATGGCATTTAAGGATGCCAATGATAATTACCAGAATGCATACTTAGCAGCTTCAGGTTCATATACCATAATATCTGTTAGTCATAATATTTCTGGTGGTACATATATAACCAAACTTAATCTTAATTCCAGAGAAGTATTTAGAGGTCCCAAAAAGCCTAACACTATCATAAATGTCTCTGCAGCTGCAAGCTGGTGCACAAGACGTTCAAGAACGACAATAATGACCTCTGGTTCAAGTTATTATACACCAAGTGGTTCTGCTTCAGCTGGTGCAATGTATACGGCAAGTGGTTGTAGTGCCGCTTACTCATCTGTTTATTCATCCCCTGCTCGCTCTGGCTTCGGTGGTGGATTTGCAGTATCTCTAGGAGGGGGTTCTGGAGGCTATAATTTTGGCCTCCCCCTTGGAGCTTCCACGACTTCTGCTTCCACTTCGTCTGAAACTTACTTTAGTACAGGTGGTTCTTCTTATAGTAGTTCATCAGTATCAACCACTGAGTCAGGTGGCACTTCTTTTGCTGCATCTATTTCTGGTGGGTATAAGGGATTATCAGGTTCTCTTTCCTTTGGTTCTGATGGTTCTATGGTGACCTCTACTTCCGCACTCTCATTCCAAGCAATTGGTGGAGGATCTGGTATAACTTTTGAGGGTTCATATGGTGATGCAGCACAGGTTACTGCAATAATGGGACCTAAACTATCTGATATTTCGGTTGACATTGGTGCTTCTATTGCTGGTGCAAATCTCTCATTAGGTGCATCTTTAGGAATTGGTGTAAGTGGAAATTTTGGTGGTATATCTGGTGGTTATTCTTCTGGTTCTCTTGCTCTCTCAGGGTTTGGTATGTCTCTTGGTATTGGTAGCTCAGGGTTTTCTTTTGCTGGTTCTTTTGGTAGAAGCTCTGTAAACATCTCTCTTGGTGGGACTTCCTTTTCTTCAATGTCAAGCAATACTTATTCTTCTTACTATTCAAGTTCCTCATACTCTTCTTATTCATCTAGTTCTTCAAGTACTATAACATCTTCAGAAATGTACACTTCCGAATCTTTTACTTCCAGTTATTCTAATACGTTTGCCTTTAGTAGTTCATACTATGGTCCAAGTGGTGGTGGAACATATTCTATGGCAGCAGTAACAGCAGGTAGGGATGCTCATGTTTATGCACATTCATCCTCTTATATTAGACGAGATGGTTCGTATGCTATCGTACGAGCAAGGATCTAAAATTAAATGAAAAATTCAGATATATTAAAAGAACAAGATAAGTATTTTTCTAATCGTAAACTTTATGGTCACTACAGGGGTATTGTTGAATCAGTTACCGATCCTCTTATGTTGGGTAGAGTAAAGGTACGGGTCTCAGTAGTTTATGGCACCCCGAATGAGATAGATACTGATCATTTACCCTGGGCTTATGTCTTACAAAATAATTATGGCGGTTCTTATGAAAAGGGTTCGTTCATTGTTCCTGCTATTGGTTCTGGTGTTGTTCTTGTTTTTGAAGATGGTAATTTGAAGTATCCAATGGTTGTAGGATCTTACTATTCTATGCCTATTGAAGTCAGAGGGGAGGTTATGGAAGTTCAAGGCCATGTGCTCATAACGAGATTCCCGTTAAAGAGGTCTGAAGCCCCGATAGAAGCTATGACTATGATAAATGATAAACCATCAGTGTTGGTTAAATTTAAGTCCGACTTCACAACTTCTTGGGAAGAAGTAAAGGGTAAATTCTTCAATGATGTGAATGCTAATGTTCCAAATGATTTTGGAACTGTATTTAGAGATAGATATGGAGTGTTTAAAGATTTTCAAATTGGTAGAATAAATACAGATGACAGAAGAATTAGAATGAGCTTAGGAAAAGTGTTTGCAGGTTTCCAATTAAAATGGGAGGATTTGAAGAACCATATGGAAATATCTGAAGATGATGATGAAATCAGGATTTCTATTCTAGGGACACCTATTTGTGGGTTGAGAATACAAAGAGATTCTGGTGAACTTGTTCTCACTTTCTCTAGAATTGATGTGTTTGGTGATGTTAATGTAATTGGTGATCTTAAAGTTACTGGAAAGATGGTGGGAGGTTAAGATGACTGATAACAATGAACTATGTGGTTGTACTGAGTCAATAGGGGAGTTTAGTGTTTTATATGCCTATGCAAACAATATTGAAGATTGTGGAAATACAAGTATTGTTTGTGTAGATATATATGATAATCAGTTATATGTTCTCTTGAATTATGGTTCAGTTTATCCTAAATCAAGAGTAAGAGTTTTTGACTTAATTGGAAATTTAGTTAATGATTCTCTTATTGAATCCTCGATAACTTTCACAGGGATGTCCTGTTCTGGGTCAATTACATTAAGCTCTGCAGAGTTAAATAGCAACAATAAATACATAAGCAAAATTTATGACTATAATGTAAATGGGATTTTCCTTACTGTTAATGAAATTGATCTTCTAGAAAACATTATAATAAGTTCTCTGAATGATAACCTTGCAATAGTAAGAAATTTTAATTTATATGGTAAAGGTTCAATCTATTCATCTAGCTCTATGACAAAATTATTTGATGTCAATTTGTACCCTTATGGGGTTGCTTACTTCAATAATTGTTATTATGTTTCAGGTGTTATATCAGGAGATCCGGATACATATATAATACAGAAGTATGATGGTGGTACCTATAAGTATTTAAGTGATGTATCTAAAAGTGATTTCTCTGACCTAAGAGGACTTGTTGTTGTAGATGACAAACTACTTATTTGTAACTCAGCAAGAATAGATGTTTTGAATGAGCTTGAAGATATAGTTTGCTACCTAAGTCACGATAATTCATTCTTTACTTTTGCTCGATACGATGGGTATGGTGTGTTATACTTTTGTGACAATAGTAATTGTTCAATAAAGATGTTCACATGTCCAAATTTTAGTCCAACTTCAAACAATTATAATAATCTCTCTTCATCTTACTCTTTTACACTAACAGAATTTGGTAGTTCCTCAGTTGGTTCCCTTAATATTACAGCTATACAAGAGGTAACGATTAACACAGTAGCTATAATAAGAGGGAGTAGTGACTTTTCTTTTTTTGATACGTTACCAATAAGTGTGTCAACTGGTGGAACTATTGGGTTGCAGATAACATTTATTCCTTCTAAAATTGGTGTTCGAAATGGTGTTGCTCTTGTTAATTTTAACGAGTTTCCTCTCAGAGGTATCGCTTTAGACCCTAATGATACAAGTACACTTGGTAATCCTAATATGCCAGCTGAAGATTCAGATACATTGAATATATTAACAGCTGTTTCAAGCAGTTTTGAAAATATGGAAAGAAACATTCCTGAGGACTGGATTTGATGGTAGTAATAGATTTACAAGGTTATATAAATCTTCACCTATTTGCCGACCGCCCTATCTTCTCTATAAAGGCTGTCGATTTTGAAGGTGATCAGGCTATACTTCCAGAAGGGAAACATCTTCGTCTCATTAATTGTAAGGTTAAAACTTTGATAATTAATGGTGGTAAATCTGCAGTAGTTCTCCAGAAAACTACTGTTGATAATCTGATTGTAAATCCTGGCACTTTGTTGGAATGTACTAGTGACTGTACATTTCAGAAAGTATCTATCCAGGGGTCAAGAATAAACATGTCGTTTAAATCTGCTAATGAAATACTTGTAGCACAAACAACAGGGTTTATTTATGATTGTCCCTCAATTAATAAGTTTACTATCAATGATAGTAGTGTATTGGATTTTGTCAATGTTGAAAAGATTAAAACATTAACTGTTTCAGCTTCCACACTAAGATCGACAGATATAAAAATAACTGATATTAAAGACATTAAAAATTCAGACATTACTATTACAGGAATGGAGGTTGAAACAATTCATAATGTTGCTAATAGTAGGTTAAAACTCTATAATACTCTAATTAATAATTTTATTGGTATCATATCAAATAGTATCATCAGATTTCAAGATAGTGAAATAGAAAAATTTGATGGAAGCATCACAAAGGATTCTGAAATAACTTCGAAGAATAATTCATATTTAAAGGGTATTGGTACTACTATTACAGATTCAACTTTCTATTCAAATAAGGATGAGATAAAGTTATCAATATCTGTCTCTTCAATTGATAATTCAAAGATTCTCTTCAAGAATGGAAAATTCTCAGCATCAAGTACTTTTGCTTCTTCATTAAAAGATTCAACACTTGATATTAGGGATATGGACGATTTTTCGTCCTCAGCTGTTTTTATAGATTCTTGTGATGCAAGTTTAGTGTCAATTGAAAATTTAGATTTTTCAGGATTGTCAGAATCTTTCTGTGCAACAATTACGAGTTCAAGATTAACTTTCGATATTGTTTCCAACATAAATACAAGTGGAAGTTTTATATTAAGTGCCTCCAATGGCACTATGGTAAGGTTTATTAATTGTGAAAACTTTGCTCCAATTAATTCAATAATTGATACAGTATCAGATTCTGATATTACTTTTAATAAAGTTACCAATGTTGAACCAGGTAACACTATGATTGGTAGTTTGTTTAACAGCACTTTTGTTGCCACTATGTTAAAGAATTGTCAGCCAACAAACTTTTTTAATACTACAAGTAATTGTGACATACATATTACTGATAGTGATGTTAAGTGCACTGGTTTAACTATTACCTCTTCAGCCATTGAATTATTGTTTTCCTCTTTAGAAGTTACAAATTTGTCTTTGGGTCCAACTGTCACTGGAAAGATAATAAATTCCAAGGTTAAGGGGATTAATTGCACATTTGAAAACTCTTCAATAATTATAGAAAGAAGTGTCCTTGATTATACCAATCATAGCTATATTGATGGTTCAGCTATTAGATATGACTCTGCTGATAACATAAATTGTACTAGTCTCACTATAAGTGACTCCTATTTTAGGTATGTCGGTGGCGTTTTTACAGTTACAGGTAATTCAACAATTGAAGGATCAAATATTGAAGGTATAAAACTGAATCTTAAAGGCACAGTTTCTGTAGATGATGCTTCCATTATTGCCTCAGGTTCCTCTGTAGATGCAAGTAATCTTACTGTGAAAAAAACTTTGTTAAAGTGTCCTTCAATACAAGGAACAACTGCAACCCTTGAAAGGGTTAATGTAATTGGAACACTAAAGAGTAGCACTTTGACAGCTAAGTTTACAAATGGTCAGGAATTGCAACTTACAGGGGTTAGTACTTTAGACTATATTAGTTTCCACAAAATAATTGCTGAGGATACTCTAAAAGTCTATTATGGGTTTATTGGAGGTATTGATGGTTCTGATGTTTCAACTGTTTGCTCTAATATTGGGGTATGTAAAGCATCAGATCATGGAGTTGTTCAAAGAAGTTTTATTGGATACCTTGAAGGGAAACCTGATACAGCTGAAAGTGTGATTTGTAATACCAATATTACATCCGGAACTGCTCAAAATATTATTGTTTGTAAAGGTGCTGGATTAGATAATGTCGCTAATAGTATAATTCTTGGAACTAACATTACTGGGGGAGCTACTGGTTGTGTGTTAGCTAATTGTTCTGTATCCCAGTCAAGCTACTCTTTGATTGTTTACCCTAATAGTGGAGTTGGAACTTATAATGGTTGTTTTTCTGTAGGTGTTCCAGATCCAAGTGGAGATTACACTCGTAGTGTAATACATTGCTCTGATAGTTATTCTGGTACTTATGCAAATTGTGCTTCTTTATGTAGTATTCCTATCCAACCAACTGTTGCTGGTATAATAAATTTAATAGAAACAAGTATTGGTGCTAAAGATGGTATTAATTTTTACTCTGTAGGTGAACAAGTTCATTATGCTCATGTGACGCCTGCAATGTCATGTAGCTGTTGCATATAGGAGATTAAATGAGTACAAATAAGTTTATTGAAAAGTTGATTGGTACCGGATGGGTAGACCCTATAGATATTTCAGTAGGGAGCTATGAATCCCAACGAGGTATTCATGTTCTAGCAGATTCGATAAAGAGAGTTCTAACTACCAAGATTGGTGAAAGAGTTATGAGACCAAAATTTGGGAGTGATCTGTGGAAAATACTTTTTAGTCCTTTAAATGATATGATTATTGTTCAGTTAAAACTTGCTACTATAAGTGCTTTACAGCAGTGGGAACCAAGAGTCGAACTATTGGCTTTTGAGATAGAGGAAATGCAACAAGCAAAGCAACTTAATATGATATTGAATTATAAAATAGTTGGAACAGGGACAGTCTATAAACTAATTTATCCGATAATGTTAGACAAATATTTTACATAAAGGGACGATGATGAATCCTATAATGATACAACCAATAAATTATTCAAACAGATCCTGGAATGATATTGTAACAGACTCGGTAGCTAAATTACAAATTCTAAATCCGGAATGGACCAATACAGCAATTACTGATTTAGGTATAACACTTATTGAGTTAGTTGCTTACATAGCTGATATAAATAATTTCTATATTGATAAGATGGTTAATGAGTCTTATGTTGGAACAGCACTCCAAAGAAGATCCCTGTTACGGTTAGCTGAGCTTGTATGTTGGATTCCACCCAATTCAGAGCCTTCAACAACTGTTATTACCTTTCGATCTTCAACTCCATTAGCAGGATCAGTTGCAATACCTGCAGGGACTGATGTCTCAACTCAAAATCAAAACACTAACTTAAATTTCTACACAACCGATGATGTTCTTCTTGGGCCAAGTGGTGGTAGTGTTTCAGTCCCTATTATTCAAGGTTCTCGATTTATGTATAGGGTTACAGCAACAGGGTTTAGGGAATACCCAATACCTGATGTAAATGTAAGTTCAAACATTGACAATATTTCAGTAACCGTTGATGATGTAGAGTGGACGTTTGTTAAGTCTTTTAATGAATCAACAAATACTGACTTACATTACACAGTTAGAGTTAATGAAGATTATAATGTTATAATTGTCTTCGGTGATGGATACTATGGTCGTAAGCCAATACATTCAACAATATTGATATACTATAATACTAACAATGGATTATCAGGAAATGTTTCTCCAAACATTATCAACTCTGTTGTGTTTGGTCTTCAAGACCAATTTGGTAATAATGTAAATCTTGTTGCAGCTAACCAAGAGGCTGCTGTTGGTGGAAATGATCCATTATCAGTCGACGCACTGAGATACGTTATAAAGACTCTTTATACGATGCAAGATAGGGCAGTGTACAAAGAGGACATTGAAGGTATTATGATGTCAAGTGGATTTGTTCGTCAGGTCAGATGTTATGATGTTCGTGATGATAGAACTATTGGTTACTATATGGTTGAAGTTTATGTCTTGGTTGATGGTGGCTTGAATGCATCACTTTACAATTCTTTAGCAGCTCTAATTGAAAAATACAAATACATGACTCTTTGGTATAAAATCTATGATGTCACTGCAGTTCTTATTCAGATAGATTGTGCAGTAAAAGTTCTCCCGAATTTCTCATTCTCAAGTGTCAATTCTGGTATTGTTGGTACTATGAGTAAATACTTCTCCCCAGAATCTTTTAAGTCGGGAGAAGGACTCTTGATTAACCAAGATATTAACTACTCCGAAATAGTTGGCTTGATCAATCAAGTTCTTGGGGTTGACTATATAAATGTCAAACTGAATAGTGACATACAAAATGTCACTATAGGTACTGGCCAAATTGCTATTTTAAATGTTCTAAACATTACTCAACTCTAATTCTAATGTTTATTATTTATAACCCATTTGTAATGGCTTACCAAGAACTAAATCTTGAACTATTTAGGGAACTGGAGTTGGAACTTGAAGAAGTTAAAGCAAAATTTATAAATAAATACAATCTTAAGAGAGAATCGTCAAAAGTAAAGATGAGAAATGTAACTACGATAAGGAGGAAATTTAAGGATGTTACTCTAGGTGAAGTGTTAATATTAGAAAAAACCATAAATAATGCAAAGGTGAAATCCCCAGAGTTATTTTAATAGGAGGTACATGATGGTAGTTGTATATAACCCATTCAAGAAGGCATTTCAAGAAGTAGCTGTAGCTGATGCAGTGGCACTTGAGAATTCTCTCAGTGAAGGTAAATCAAAATATAATGCTATATTTTCTTCAGGTGTTCTAACTAATAAACTTGTTCTTCGTAATCCGTTCAAGGCAGCATTTCAAGAAATTACTTTAGGTGATGCTCAATTGCTTGAGCAGTCAATAATCAAAGCAAAAACTCAGCATCCTGAGTTATTTAATTAATTATTTATACAATATAAGGAGAAAATTACAATGTCATTCAATAAATGTGCTCAAGATGGTTCAAGGGAACATGCAGTATGGTCAATCCGTAAGTTTGCCAGTGAGGAAGCTCACAAGACTGGTGTATGTTATGAGGATAAGGTAATTGATGGTAATATTCTTCTTAACGAGGGTATTAACCAGCTTTGGACTATCTTATGTTCTTCAGGTGGTACAAAGTTTGATAACTCAAATGCATTCTTAGCAGTTGGTGATGATACAACTTCTGAAAATGCTTCTCAGACTGGTCTTATTGGTACTAATAAATTCTACAAGGCTGTTGATGTTGGTTACCCTACATTTGGTACAAGTCAAAAAGCAACTTGGGTTTGTACTTATATTGGTACTGAAGCCAATTTTGGATGGCAGGAGTTTTCAGTAGCTAATGGTAACTCAAACTCTGCTACAAATCTCAATCGTAAAGTATCCAATCAAGGAACTAAAACTAGTGGTCAGGTATGGGAATTAACACTTGAGATAACTTTATCATAAATATATTACATGAGGATTACGTAATGAAAAGTAGATTAAGTGAGAGATTAAACATGAGCAACTATGGTACTGATTACATCAGGCTTATGAGATATTACAATCAGATGGAAACTTCTATTTCTGATAAGAAAGTGAGAGTTTATAGATTTAAGTCTGTCGAAGACAGAAAAGTATTCAAAGAACTTATTAACAGACTCTTTAATGAGAATGGTGGAACAGAGTCGAGAGGTTCCAAGTTAATTCCTATTATAAGAAACGAGTTTAAGATTGGATCTTTCACTTGTGATATAATTGAAACTCTTTGTATCGAGAAAACTTCTAAGGATGTCCCTTTTGGTTATGCTGATATAAGGATCAACCCGATGGAATTAACTGGTGAAGAACTTAAATCAAGATATAAGTCCAGAGTTATGTTCTCAGAAGCTGGAATAGCACCACTATTGAGAGCTTCTAATCTAAGAAGTTATTTATCAAATAAAGTCAAGTAAAAATTATGGGAGAGTCAAGTACTGTATCATATTTTCCAGGTGTATTGTTTACTTCAGGGGATATTATTGCCGCTGATCTGTTTAAAGATGGAACACATCTTGGACTATTTAACATAGAAAGAGATACAATTAAAATTGAGCTTCCCCCAGAGGAAGTTGGAAGTTTTAATCTTGCTATCTGTATGTTTGCGTGTTCTTCTGATTTTAAAGACTGTATTGGTATAAATATTCTCAAGTTCCTTAAAATGACAGGGAAAAGTGGTCCTGTTACGTTAAATATCTTTGACACAGTTCAGCGGGTATCAATGTTTAAAGAGATACTTGATAAGTCAGATTTAGAAAGGAATTGAGGTATTTATAGTTTATTGTTATTAATAAGGAAGATTTAGTGAACTCAAACGGTTCTATTAGTAAGTTGAAAAGACGAAAATTCTGGGAGGTTTGAAAAGTGGTTGTTCATAAAGTACCTTTAATGATGAACGATCCTCAGCTTTATAAAGAGGGTAAAACTAAAGCTATTGAGCAGGTTAGAGATGCATTACTTGCCAATTTTCCTAGATTAGCACTTAAATTAATAAGTGCCATAGAAACTGGTGTAATAGCTAATTTCGAGATACTTGAAGCTCCTGATTCCAGAGCAATTTGTAGTCTTGTTGCTGATACAGATTTTAAGGATATAAGAATACTTGCAGACTTGAATACTCAAAAGTGGTATGTTTGGTCTACACGGCTGGGTTATTGACCAGATGCATTTTCCAAGGACTAATTTTGTTTCTTCTTATGATAATGATGAATACACCGTCAATTTCCTTTGCCTTAGAGGAAAGGTCGAAGGTGGAAGACCTGTTTGTTATGAACTCCATGAGAAAGAGACTTTAATACCTCTTGATGTTATTGAGGTTATAAATAAACTTATAAGCAAAAATATGGCATTCATTGATGAAATTGATATGTCATTGAAGAATACAAAGAAAACTGTGCTGAATTCCATGATTCAAGTAAGAACTAATTGGAAGACTAAGTTTGCTGAAGGTAATACTGTTAAGAAGTTTACGCTTCCGAAGCAATTTATTAGATTATTGGCACTAGGGGAATGAACAACCCCAAAGTTTAATATAAGTAACCCCCTTCCTTGTTAGGATTCCTACAGTAAGTTCCAGAAGATCAAAGTGAGGCAAAGGGGGCCAGACCACTTTCAAAACTCCGTGTTGACTCCCACAGAGCGTAGAAGTAATGCTTTTGCAACCAGCCTTTAACCCATGTAGTTTAAGAGATGAATATATAATTTTAAATGGAGGCTTAAAGATGTCAGATTTAGAACAGATACTTGTTGGGCAAACTATCCAATCATTATATAAGAAAGATAAAGACATATCTGAAGAGGCATTGCTTGTAGTTGAAGATTTTAAGACTGAACTAGCTCAGAATTTGGCTGCTGGTGGAAAGGCATTATTACAGGTACTCACTAAAAACCCTGAAGCCCTTAATGCCATTCCAGACTTGATAGTGTTTTTTAATCAAGCTAAACAAAGTGCTCGTAACAAGGATTTTGCATTAATAGCTCTTGGAAAACCAACAAAAATTAGTTCTGCCAAAGGGAAAAACTTTCCACAAGGTCCATCTGCAACAGCTCCAGTGACAAATTAATAGCATATTCAAGAAGATATGTGTCAATTAACATTAGTCAAGTTGTTCACTCTTTTAATCAAAGGGCGATCTCTGAAAAAAGCATATTTGAAAATATCGAGAAAGATACTTACAGATAGTTTGAAAGATTGGTGGAATGGTGATAAATCTCTGGATTCATTATTTTACTATCTTTGTAAAGCATCTGTTGAGAATGAGATTTTTAGTGAAAATTGGATAGAAGATATGAAAATTAATCATAAAAAATTATATAAAGAGTCTCTTGAAATTTCAAGAGACCTCATGACAGGTAAGTTTCTACTAGAAGTCCTTATTATTTTAATTCTATTAACTCTTGTTATAGAATATGTGTGGAAATTCATCTAGATGGCGTGGTTGGGAACATGGAGTAAGCGTGCAAGTATTACTATAGATCATACCAAGATATCCTCAGATCTCGCCAACTTTCCTCTAACACTAAACCTAAATTCATCCTGTGGTATTAACACATTCAATATGTCACAGGTATTCTCTGAACTTAATATGTCTTCCTACAATGATGATTTTACTGGTACAAACGGTAATGCACCAAGTTCACTGTGGACAGTAACTACTTCTACACATTGTACTCCACAAATTCAGAGTAATACATTAAGTTTTGTTCCAAGTGCAGGTGTTGCTTCAGCAGAATATCCAACGGTCACAAGCAATTTTGTCTTTAGAAGTGATTTTGATATTCAATTTGATTTTTCTGGGTTAACTACAAGTACATCTGCTAATGATGGAATATGGTTAAAAATAACTGATGGTTCTTTAACACAAGGTCTTGTTAATCAAAATTATTTTTATATCCTTGCAGGTTATAATACTGCTGCTAGATTTATTACAAATTATTATACAGATGGTGTATCTGGTACACAAACTAATGCTGCGAGAACAAATAATTATGGTTCACTTAGACTTACAAGAGTTGGTACTACTATTACGATGTATTCTAAAGATGGTGTTGAAAGTTGGGTTTCTCAAAATACTCAAACTTGGGCACCAACTGAAGATTTATATGTTACTATTTTTCTTGCAGCAACTACTTCGACAACATCATGTAGTATTGATAACTTCACAATAAACTCAGGCACTGTCACTGATTTTGTCAATAGGAAAAAAGTAGCAATAACTACTTCAGACGGTACTACTCAGTGTTATGGTGAGATTGAGTCATGGGGTAATAATGCTGCTGTTATTCATACTAAGATTCCAACAATATCTTCATCAATAAATACATTACTTTACTTATACTATGATCATCTTCAGTCTGATAACCTTACATACATAGGTGATAAAAGTACTGTAGTTGGACAAAATGTTTGGGATAGTAACTTCAAGACAGTATATCATATGGCAGAGTATCCATTCCCACTTGGTGCTAGAATATTAGATAGTACCTCAAATGCTAAAATAGGAACAACAGAAGGATTTACAACTAATACTGTTCTTGGATCTGGAAAGTTTGGAAGAGCTATTGACTTTGACGGATCTGATGATGATGTAACATTAGGATTAAACACTATCAATACTCTGATAAATGGTGCATCAAGTATAACTATATCTGGGTTGGTAAAACCAGACACATTACCAGCTTCTGCACAAACAAGAGATATATTTGG